ATCATCCTCGGACATATCGTCCAGGTCCAACTGTGAAAGAACATCTTCGGATCCTTCAGTTTCCTCGGTTGCTTCCTCTTCGGTTTCCTCTGACTCAACTGATTCCTCAATCTCCTCTTCGGCTACCTCTTCGGTTACTTCCTCGGTTACTTCTGCTTCGGGTTCTGAATCACTCATCTCAGGGATATTTAGTCCTTGAGTTAGTCCTCCAAGCCTCCGGGCTGCAAGATCCGCGACGGATATATTAGTATTGTCCACTGAACTTTGGTCTGCCTCAGCGTTAGCAGTTGCGATTTTGTCTGTCATATAGTTATCCACTCATTAACGCCGAGCGATGGCGATAAGCGGATTATAACACACTAGTTTACAACTGATCCGAATGACGCTTCTTGAGGGCTTCCCAGTTCACAAACTGGAGGATTTGGTCATACGTAATGATGCGACCGGATACCTGCTGGATAGTGTCACTGGATGCTTCGTGCATTTCACTGATAGTCTCCTCACGTAGGTCGTGAATAGTCTTAATGAACCGAGCAAAGGTTTCGTGATTGTGCAGGGCTTGTAGATCTTCTTGGATATTCATACTATTGTGCTAACGAGCGCATTAAACTAACTGTACGTGGACCGCGACTTCTTACATCCTTGTACCAGTCACTGTCAACCATCTCGTCTGCCGCCTTGTTGTAGTCATTGGCTTGCAGTCCTTCGCTCATCTTTTCGAACTTCTTGAGCTTAGTAAGACCAAGGTTGAATGACATATCTACAATGGCTTTCTTGGCTGGTTCAGGGCGACTTGCAAACTTGGGATCGAACTCCACGGCATCATTGAATGCTTGAGTCAAGCTACGGTTGTATAGTCTCTTGATCTCGGAGTCACTGAGTTCCTTGCCTTTAAAGATCTCATTGATATCCATACCTTCTTCCTTGAGGATCTTTCGATTCATCGGTTCCTCTAGGTTGAAGCCTATCCCGATGGTTCGCTTGCCCTTGCTGTCCTTGTAGACCTTTGGCTTGTAACCTTCATTCTCGACCATCATAGCAAAGTATTCCTTTGCTCGCTTGTCCTTGACTCGACTGATTGCGTACTCTCTAGGTGTCATTATAGGTTCTGTGTATCAATATCTCCCATTTGTGCAGGTGCTGTACCTACGCGACCAATCTGAGCATTCTGCGCTTGCTGCATCTGGAATGTGTACTGACCTGCGTACTTCTGCAATCGAGCCGCAAAGGCTTCGTCCGTTTGAGCACGTTGTGCAACATCAGGCTGCTGAGTGTACTGCTGGATAACCTGCAGTGCAATCTGGGCACCTGCTGGACGTGCTGGCATCTCGATACCTGCGAAGATCTTGGATAGATCATCTGTGACCTGCTTTACCACTTCCTGCTGTGCTGTCTCAACTGGCTGAAGAACTGCGTCCGCCATAACTGGATCAATGCTTGTGGCAATGACATCCAGGAGGGCATCCACATTCAGGCGGTTATTGGAGTTAAGCTGGTTCAGTGCTACGAACTGCTGGGTCTTTGCTTCCACTGTTTGTGGGTCAGTGTTTTGAACATCGAAGTTAATAAGGATATCAAAGTTCTCGTCAGCGTTGCCCTTATCAAATGTCTGAGGATCGGGAACACCAGTTACACGGAAGAAGATCTCGTCCGGTCCAAAGCGTTGGAAACACTTAAATGCCATACGCAGAACCTCTGCGGTGTGGCTAAGGAACTTATCAACTAAGAACTGCTTGCGAATCTGACTGATACTACCCTCTTCATCCAGTCCAACTAAGCGATCAGCTAGATCCAGCAGTGTGGACTCCATTTCAATTGAGCCAGTAGGCGGTGGGGGCGTAGGAGCAAAGTCCAAGTCACCCTTTCGGCGATAAGGAATCATACGTCCTGGACCCCAATCAGTAGGTGCTTGACCAACTGGATGCAGGATGGGGGGTAGGGTAGCTAGGCTGTTGCGGTCAACCCTGGAGTCCCGCTCAACTTTAACTTGGTTCTGTATTCCGCGCAGTACAGATGGTACTGTCATTGTGTCATACAGTCGCTTGCTGTCCTCGGATAGCTTGGTTACTACAACTGGGTAGTCCTCATAGCCATTAAGTAATTCAAACTTAGCGTAGCCCTGTGTCACATCGTCACCATCGAACTCACGGTGGAATACTGTGCAGTAAATACCTTCTGCGCTATCCTCCTCGTCAACTAGACGTTGGTATCCGTAGCAGATCTCAATAAGTTCTTCCGCTTCGTACGCATTGTCAGTAAGACTGATACTACGACCGCCTTCCTGCTCGCGCTCAATTGAGTCAATATTGACGCCACGGTATTTATCAATGACGTGGTCAACGAAGTCCTGATTCCATCCATCTGTGATTACCTTGTTTTCTAGTTCCTGTGGAGTGTAGTAAGTGCGCCAGAAGCAGTAAGGTGAACGCTGTGGGTCAGTTACATACGGAGGAAAAAAGAAGTCCCCGTCAGGGGCTAGTGTCTTCACTTCTGGAGCGTTGACCTGTCGGCGTACGATTGGCAACTCAGCTACACCATTTTTGCGCAGTTCCTTGATTGCTTTCTTGGCTCGCTTCTTAGTTGTTCCTTCAAAAGTAGCTTGTAGCAAGGCGATTAGTTCTTCGTCGTCGTTCCCGTCTTGAATAGCTGCTGCTACCTCAGGACTGACTTGTGCAATCTGATTAAGGTCAAGTTCCTGCAGGAACCGTCGATCCTCACGCTGCCACCCGACATACGTGATCAGTAGTCCTCGCTCAAGCAAATAGTTAGCACCGAGTTCCATTTCTCGGTAAAATCGTGGAATATATCCAGAACTGACCATCCATTTAAGGAACCCAGATACTATTCGGCTGCGTCCAATATCACCGCTCTCGACAGGAAATGCTCGCACATTAGCCCGATTCAGCGATGCCATAAATAAAGATACCAGTCGAGTAATACGCTCGTCAATGACGTGGCACTCCATATCGGATGATCCCTCCCAAGGGAAGGCGTCAGCTCCGTGCTTGCGGTGATCGCGGCTCTTGCCTGGCCACCAGTTACGACGGTCATCGTAGCTAGTACGGCAGAGATCAAAGTAGGACTCCAGTTCCGTTACCGTCTGGTCGTAAGCGTAACGTAGGGTCTTAATGTCGGGTTCATCCTGGACATATGTCAAGGAGTCAGAAATTGAATCATTCAGCATCTTGCGAGTGTAGGCGTTTTTGTATGGATTTTAATAATCGAATCGTATAAGTCGATGATACGCCTATTGTATCACATAGGTCAGCATTAGTCATTTGTACTCCGGATTCGTGTAATACGTGCCTACGAAGTATCTCCCAGCTTGCTAATCTGTCGGACTGCTCCCTGCACCAGTTACGGTCAGTAGTAATATCTTCAGTGGGTTCACTCACAATGTATTCATTTTGCATAGCGGTAGCTGACACCTCCCTTGTCCTCAATTGCCTCAAAGGTAATGACCTTGCCGATCATACGACCCTTGTATCGGCTTGGGACCAGTACCGGTACACGTTTACCAATCTCTTTACTGTACACGTAGTTGTACCGTGGGTTCGGGCACTCCTTGAGAACCTTGCCCTTGAAGTGCTTAGGTATGATTTCCTCGATCATAAAGGAACCCTCAAGTATCTCAGTACCTTCCTCAGTTACCCAAGTGTTCTTACCTCGACCAGTCAGCGAACCCTCTGGTAGCTTCTCAAGCGCAATGCGCATAGCTTCCTCGAACTCCACTTCTTGTTCTTCTGCGATTTGTATTAGTTTCTTCTTAGGCATTAGTATCCTCCTTTACCTCTGTTGGTAGTTTGCATTTCATTGGATGAAAAGAAATCCGGCCCTTCGCCGCTGTTCGACATTCGCAAATATCGAATAACGTCAAAGAAATCCTTCAATGGCTCGTCACTTTTCCCCGCTGAGTTGTAGTTAATAAGGCTGTCGATAAGGTTACCGCAGTCCTTGTGAATATAGCATAGAGGGCGATTGGCTTCGTCTACCCCTACGTTGGGGTTATAGTTAAACCAATCATCAAGGGCAGTAATCCCTTGTTCCTCCATCTTACCGTCCGATGGTATAAAGCTTAGACCGTAATCATAGAACGAAGTAAATAGGTCATCATTGTTCTCATTCTCCCTAGCAAAGAAACGGGAGTCCCCAATCCTCTCGGTTACTTCTATCTGTAGGTCATCCTCGATCTCCTTGAATAACTCACAGTACCCCTCGACATTTAACCCGATCTTCTTGGCTGCTGGACCGTACTTCCACTTTGGATCCCCGAACATAGCCCACTCGCCGTACGTATCCCGGTCAGGCCACTCCCTGCGAATGTATACTTCACCCTGTTCGTTTACACCAGCCCAGATGCAGGTGTAGTTCCTTGCGCCAGCGGGGTCAACTACCTGATAGCAGGTGAACTGTGACTTATCCGAAATATCGGGGAACGTCATCTCGTACTTGTTTGGCTCCTCTGATAGTACGTTTACCTCAGTATTGAAGAATGGTAATAAAGCATTAGCGGACTTAACAGGTAAACCATAGGCACGAACCTTGATCTCATCATCAGGGCGACCAGCTAGGTCCTTTGCAATTCGCTCATAGCCACCGAAGGGGTTCTCGTCCGAGTGCAGGTAGATCACAGCCGCATCACGGCTAGGACTGTACTGCTTGATAGGTAACTCCTTGTTATTAAGTAAAACAGCAGGTCGAGTCTCCAG